GTCCCGACCATGCCGAGATGGCAGTCAAGTCTGCAGAAGAAATACTAATTGCTACCAAGGAACTCAATGAAGAACTCAAACCACTCGGCCTTCCCCCTATCAATGTTGGTATTGGTATTAACACTGGTGAGTGCATCGTTGGAAACATGGGGTCAGAACTTAGATTTGACTATTCCGTCATTGGAGATGCCGTCAACCTTGGTGCTAGACTCGAAGGACAAACAAGAAATTATGATGGGGTGGACGTGTTGTTGGGACAAGAAACATATCGACAATGTCCGTCTAGAGCATTCACTGAAGTCGACAGGATTACAGTTAAAGGAAAATCCGAACCAGTTACAGTTTACACTATCTGAACTACCTAATACGTTTGATTGGACTGCATTCTATACTCTTCAACTACTAGATATCTACACAACATATCGTGGACTTAAATATGATTGTGTCCAAGAACTAAATCCACTCGTAGGAGAGTCTCCTTCAGTCCCTAAAATGTTCGCAGTTAAGACTGCAATTCTATTACCTGCTATCGAGATGGATAGAAGAACCCACGAATTAACTTCAGATACATTCGACTATATGAACATTCTTATGGGTGTAGTGATTGTAAATAACATTCAACAAGTAAGTGATGCAAAAAAATATTGCAATAAAAGATAAAAACCCCTTGAAATTTTAGAAAAAGTCCTTATAATAGTAGTATGGTGTTATAAATACCATTGTGATGCCCATTAGGGGTCACATAACAATAACTTGCTTAATAAAGGAGAAAACTATGACTATCTATGACGATGTCTTCGGGAAATCATTCCCATTCGCAATCGGGTTCGACAGAACTCTACAACTATTAGAACGTGCTGATACACATTCTAATGTAAACTATCCACCTTACAATATTGTAAAACACGATGCAGAGAACTTCTCTATCGAACTTGCAGTAGCTGGATTTGATAAGAAAGATATTTCAATCTCAAAAGAGAAAGAAGTTCTTGCAATTGAAGGTAAACAAAAGGATGGAGAGGAACTTGAGTATGTCCATAAAGGACTTGCATCACGTTCATTCAAAAGAACATTCACACTTGCAGACGATATAATCGTTAAAGGTGCAGATATGAAGAATGGTATTTTGAGTGTCAGTTTAGAGAGAATTGTGCCTGAGGAAGACAAACCTCAAGAAATCAAAATTTCTTAAAAAACCCCTTACAGATACACCTGTTATGAGTTATAATGGGTGTATCTTTTTTATATTATGGAGAACTAAAAATGTCAGAAGAAATTCACATGGGTAAACCACTAGAGGTAGGAATGTCCTTACCCGAAGTAATAGTCCCAGTCAGAGTCGATGGAGACTTTGTAATGTTAGACACTAAAGAACAATTTGCAGATAAGAGAGTAATCTTATTTGGATTGCCTGGTGCATTCACCCCAACATGTTCATCACAACAATTGCCTGGCTTTGAGAAACTATTCTCTCAATTCCAAGAAAAGGGAATTGATGAAATCTATTGTGTATCAGTTAACGATTCATTCGTAATGAATGCATGGTTTGATGGTCAAGGGATTGAAAATGTGAGACCACTTCCCGATGGGAATGGTGAGTTTACACATGAGATTGGTGCAGAATGTAGAAAGTCTAATCTAGGTTTTGGTATGAGGTCTTGGAGATATGCAGTTGTAGCCAACAATGGTATTGTTGAACAGGTGTTTATTGAAGAAGGATATCAAGACAATGCAGAGAACGACCCTTACGAGGTATCAACACCCGAAAACGTTCTAGAAAACCTCTAGACAATACTACGCTAAATATAGTATAATAGGTTTATGTCATATAGAGTAATCAAAACATATGGAAATGATACTGGATTATCATGTGCATTCCGTCAATGGAAAGCAGATAGTCACTGCAATCTAATACATGGATATGCATTAGGTTTTGAAATTACTTTTGAGTCAAAGACACTAAACGATAAGAATTGGGTTATTGACTTTGGAGATTTGGGTGTGTTAAAAGATTTTCTTAAAAAGTCTTTTGACCATACAACTGCAGTTGCAGAAGACGACCCAAACCTTATTGAGTTTACTAACCTAGAAAAATCGGGTATGATTAACTTGTTCATTATGAAAAATGTAGGATGTGAAGCATTTGCACAATTAGTGTATGACTTCTGTTCAACCACTTATGGTGACGACAGAGTTAAAGTCGTATCAGTAAGATGTTTTGAACATGGAGCAAATAGTGCTGTATTCGGAAATTTTTAGAAGTATTCAAGGTGAAGGTCATTACACGGGAGTCCCAACTGTTTGGTTGAGATTCTTTGGTTGTAATTTAGAGTGTAATGGATTTGGCCAGACCAATCCTAAAGACCCATCTACATATGAACTACCTTACGAAAAGATTGACCTAACAGAGATAACATCCGTAGAGGAATTACCAGTATTCAAATACGGATGTGACTCTTCTTATTCATGGTCTAAAAAGTTTGCAAAGATACAAAAGAAAGGAACACCCGAAGAGGTTGCAGAGAACCTTCAATCTCTGATTACATCAGACCAATATCATATTGCATTCACTGGTGGAGAACCATTACTACCAGCTGCACAAAAGAATATGGTAAAGATAATGGAACACATGAACCATCATGACATTACCATTGAAACTAATGGTACTCAACAACTTAAAACAGAATTTCACAATTACTTTTCATTCTATGACAAAGAGTTATTCTTTTCAATCAGTCCTAAGATACAGGGAACTAGTGGAGAGATAGATGCAGTCAAACCCGAAATCATTAAAACATATCATGACCTATCTGATAAAGGTCAACTTAAGTTTGTTTGTAATGGAACCGATGAGTCATGGGAAGAGATTGAAAATGCAATACAAGATTGTAGAGACCTAGGTATTGAATATCCAATATGGATTATGCCTGTAGGTGCATTAGAAGAAACACAAAAAGACAATGCAGCTATGATTGCAGAACAAACAATGGATAGAGGATACAATGTATCTGCAAGAGTTCATTGTTACATATGGGGAAATCAAATTGGAACGTAATCTAATTATATCCTGTTGTCCCGATAAATTGGAAGGAAGTCATAAGGCTATTGATATCTATCAAGGAAGAAGTTACAAACTAGTACGTTCAGAAACGCTAAATAATATTAGAGTCTTTATACTATCTGCAAAATATGGTCTACTAAAGTCAGACACTATGATTGAGAACTATGAGTTGAAGATGGATGAAGAAAGGTCACTAGAACTAATAGAAGAAGGAAGACCATTTGAGTTAGAAGGGGAAGTTTATGTTTATGGTGGAAAGAATTATAGAAATGTAGTTAATGCATGGTTTGATAATGTTACTGAACTTGTCGGGCCAAATAGAGGAATAGGAGACCATTACTCTGCATTGAAACAGTTTATTGAAAAGAACCAAAATATAGGAAGGTTACCATTATGAAAGATAAAGTATTAGTAGTATTAAGTGGTGGACTAGACTCATCTGTTGCAACTATGATGATGGTTGATAAATATGGCTCTAATAATGTACAAACTATAACATTTGATTACAATCAGAAACAAAGAGTAGAGATTGAAAAGGCATTTGAGTTAACAAACAAGTTAGGTATTAAATACAAGTTAGTCAATTTAGATATGTTAGGAGATATTGCATCACCTATGTCTGCAAACATAAGTGGTTCTAATATAGACATGCCTAATATTAAAGAAGTATTAGGAGACCCACAACCAGTTACTTATGTTCCATTTAGAAACATGATACTATTATCAATTGCATTGTCTCATGCAGAAGTGCAAGGGTGTAATAAGATTGTTACAGGGTTACAAGTACATGATGAATATGGATACTGGGATACAACTCAAAAGTTTGTAGATTCTATGAATGCAGTTGCATCACAAAACAGACAACATAAAATAGAACTACTTGCACCTTTCTCAGAAATGTCAAAAACAGATGAAATAAAGATTGCAATAAAACTTGGAAAATACCCCTTGTTAAAACATACCCTTACATGTTATAATCCTACTAAGGATATTTCTTGTGGTACATGTCCATCATGTGCAGAAAGAATAAATGCCTTCATGAATGTAGGTAAGGTTGACCCGATACCTTATGCAATAGAGATAGATTGGAAAGTATAATGTGTGCAATATTTGGAAGTAGTGATAAAGACAAGTTTTTAGAACTTGCAAAATTGAATGAATACAGAGGTTCAACTGCTTGGTCTTGTACTATTTTAACTGCATGTAAATTTAAACACTATTATGAAGGTATAAATCTTGTCTCATCAGAATCAGTTGAGAAGAACCATTTCACTACTGATATGTTAATAGACTTGTCATCTACTATTAATGAATACGAGTCAGTAACTAAAAATGATAGTGGAGAGGTCACTTACTACCTTGGTCATACTCAAACACCAACAACACAAAGTTTAGAACATCATCCATCTGTTTATGGTGAAGATTATCTTTGGCACAATGGTATCATTAAAGAAAACCAAAGAGAGGTTTGGAAAAAACAATATGGTGAAGTAGAATGGGATACAGCTTTACTTCATAGACATATGATACTTAATGGAAGTCTATCTGATGTAGATGGGACATTCTCATGTGTAAGATACAGAGACAAAAAATTAAAAGTTTTCAGAAATGAAATAAGTCCATTGTTCTTTGATAAAGAACTGAACATAAGTTCAGTAGAATTTGAAGATGCAATGGAAACGGAGAGTGGTTTTGTTTATGAATTAGATATACAATCTAAAGAATTAGAAAAACAAAATCATTTTAAAACTAAAGAAAACCCATATTACTTTGGGTAGCGTGACAAAACCACGTTTATAAAAAATGGAGATATCATGAAATATGATGCAGAGTTAGGAAATAAAGTAAAGGAACATCTAGAAAGTCTAGGTGTAGAAACACCAATGAATGGTGGAAGAAGTGATAATGTAGATGAAATGGCAGGTGCTTTTCATACCATTATGGAAAGAATAGGTTGTGATATGCATGACGACAGTATGAAGGATAGTCCTCATAGAGTTGCATCAATGTATATCGATGAGTTATTTGTAGGGATGGATTATAACAAGTTCCCTAAATGTACTACATTTGAAAACAAATATAATTTTGATTCAATGGTAGTTCAAAAAAATATCATTGTTAAGTCAGTATGTGAACATCATTTTCAAACCATTTATGGTAAGTGTCATATTGCATACATCCCAAATCCCGAAACTGGATATGTTGTTGGGTTATCAAAACTAAATCGTATTGCAAACTTTTTTAGTCGTAGACCACAAGTACAGGAAAGGTTATCAGAACAGATTTTCAGAGCGTTACAATTTATTTTGGGAACAGAAGATGTTGCAGTGTTTATGGATGCAGACCATTTTTGTGTTAAAGCAAGAGGTGTAGAAGATGTAAACTCATCAATGACGACATCTAGATTAGGTGGTGCATTCTTTGATGATGAAAGAACTCGTAATGAATTCATTGCAATTATAACATCATGTTAACACTACCCGACATAATAGGTTATATTGGAGTAATAATATTGTTAGGAACTTATGCAGCCTTACAGTTAGATAAGATAGACCCTAAAGGTTTTTGGTATAGTTTTAATAATATGATTGTTGCTATACTTATAACAGTAAGTCTAGTATATAAGATGAATCCTGCTAGTCAAGTTATAGAAGTGTTTTGGTTTTTTATAAGTGCAATTGGACTTTGGAAATGGTATAGTAAGAAACATGATTAATTTTGAATATGTAATCTCGGGAATGACCATGGGTATGTCAGACATGTACAATAAAGTAGAAGTCTTAGAACCATATGCAGATACATTCAATGAAAAGGTTACACATATAGATAACAAGTATTCTAATCAAAATGTATCTATGTTGTTCAATTCATATTGTGAACCTAAACATGGTGAGACAATTAGAGAACTAATGCCTTCTTGGCATCATCACTTTTCAGATAGTGGTGGACTACAAATATCAAGAAGTAAGAAAGGACTAACACCCGAAATTAGAGATAAGATTTACACTCACCAAGCTACCTATTCAGATGTTGCAATGATATTCGATGATATTCCTGTAGAATTTGATGGGTCAAATACTGGTTGGTCAATGAAGACTTCTACAGCAGGTAGAAGATTTGTTAGAGAACTAACAGGCGAGAAAGCAAGGTCAACACTTGGAAATGTTAAAAGACAAATAGAAATCTTTAATAAGTTAGAGAGTGACACTAAGATAACACTTATCGTTCAAGGACAAGATGTAGACTCTTACAGAGAATACATTGAGACCATTGTTAATGGATTAACCGATGAAGAACTAAAAAGTTGTGTGTCAATATCTCTTGCATCTGCATGTTCGGGTTCAGGCTTCAACAATAGAATGGAAATGATTTATGCATGTAAAGAGTTTCAGATACCAATGGAACTTAAAAGTAATGTTCATTTATTAGGTGTTGGTTCACATGATATGATGACACCATTTTTTGTTTCACCCGAGTATTTTGATTTTGTTAAAACACTTTCATACGACTCATCCACACAAGCAAACTCATGGTTCTTTTCAAGATATAGAAATAAAGATTGGAAGAATATAGAGATTGATAGTCCAGCAGGTGATTACAGACAAAGAAGAAACGACTCTCCAAATACAGAGAGGGTAACATCAAGCACGGGTAAAACACTAGAACAAATGTATACCGAACAACTTGTCCCATCATATGGAGAACTCTTTGAATTGAATAAAGATGCATTTACTAAATTTGGAATTCCTAACCTTAAACATCTTATTGAAGAGTCAACCAAATGGTCTACAAAAAATGTCGAAAAAGCAAGACTATATAATAGTGATGAAGGAAAACATGGTGCTAAACTATTACCTTTCTTTAATCAAATGCAAGTAGTAGAACACTTTATGGATAGAGTTCAGAAACTAACAGATAATCCAAGTCAGATAAAGGACAGGGGATTATCTCAAGTTAAAGATTGGGATATGTTTATTAATGGTTGGTTACCTTATCAAGGAACTATGGATAAGTTACCAACAGAATTTGCTGGGAGTTTAAGTGAGTTTTTCTAATACACCTTTATTTGATGCAAAATACTACAGAGTTGTAGAGAATCCTAATGAAGAGGGAGCTGCAATTGAACTTACAGATGGTGACTGGGAAGGTCTTGTTTATCAATATGGTAAGGTGCAATTTGAAGAAGGGAAACCCAATATTAACTTTGAAAGAACTGTAAGAAGATTACCAATTGGGGTAGAAAACACCGAAGATGCAATTGAAGAACTCCTAAATAATGGTGTACTAAATAAAGTCATGGGTGATATTTTACTAGAACTCATTGACGAACAAATCAAACGAGAGGAAAAAAACAATGGCAAGACAATATCATAGGTTTACAAAGGACAGTGATGCAGTAGCCCACGACCAAGAAGCACATATTTTTAATTGTGAAGAAGGTGAATTGGAAGCACTTAAAACTGCAAATGGTGGTTTTACATGGGTAGAACTAGTTGCAGATGAAGACGTACCCGACCCTGCTTAATTAAAGGAATAGATTATGAACAGAGAAATTCTAAAAGAACAAATTAAACGTCACGAAGGTGAAGTACTAGAAGTCTATGCAGATTCACTAGGATACTTAACACTAGGTGTCGGACATCTTATCAAAGAAGGTGATAGTGAACACGGACAACCTGCTGGAACACCAGTAAGTCAATCTACTGTTGATGCATATTACGAATCAGATTTTGATAAACATGTCGAAGAAACTGTACATGTTTTTGAATCAAAAGGTGGAGAGAATTTCTATGACCTTCCCGAAGACATTCAACATGTATTAATTAACATGACATTCAATCTAGGTGGAAGTCGTTTCGGTAAATTTAACAACATGTGGAAAGCAGTTGTTTCTGAAGACTGGAAAAAAATGGCAGTCGAAATGGAAGACAGTCGTTGGTTCAGACAAGTAGGTAGAAGGTCAAAAGAGTTACAGGAATTAGTATTAAATGTCTAACAATGAGAAACAGGTCAAGTGTTTAAGACTTGAGAACGGAGATACAATCATTGGATTTGTATCAGAACACGGAGTAGTTGGTAAGACTTCATACACCATTGAAGATACACATGCATGTATCATTCAAGTAGATGGAGGCAACATGGAAGTTGGTCTTGCACCTTGGTTACCATATGCAAAGGACTATACCTTTAATATTAAAGCTGTAAGAGTGGTGACAACATTTGAACCAAGACCACAACTAGAAACTAACTTTAGAGTTCTTATCGGTAAACAACGAGGTAAGTAATGGCCGACTTACTAAGAGCATTAGAGAAGAAATACGAAGGTGACATTGCAGTACACACTGCAAACATCTCAGTATACCAATCAAACCCAGCAGGTATCGGAGAACATTCCGATATAATTCAGACTTTAGATTTGGAAGTTGAAAAACTTGCAGATGCAAAAGACAAACTGAATGCAGTACAACAATTACTATTTCCTAGTAGAAAAACACTTGTAGAATAAGACATTCTGTAGTATAATAACTACATGGATTTCTATACAAACGTATGTCGAACAAGAGACAAAATTCTTGTAACAGGTTACAAAGGTAACGAAAAACAACAACTATCGGTTGCATATCGACCAAATCATTACGTACCATCTAAAAAAGGTGAGACTGCATATAGGTCTCTCGATGGTAGACCACTTGAGGTTGTCAATCTCAATTCAATGGGTGGTGCAAGAAAGTTCAGAGAAAGTTATCAAGGAACTAGTGGATTTGAAATCCATGGGTATGACAAATACATCTACACTTACATTGCAGATAAATTCCAAGGGGATATAGAATTTGACCCTAAACTTATTAGGGTTGCAACACTTGATATCGAGTGTGAGTCAGAGAACGGATTCCCCGACCCCAAACTTGCAGAAGAGAAAGTCAATGCAATAACAATCAAACCATTCAGACACAATGCACATACCTTTGGTATTGGGCCTTGGGATGATGCACCAAAGAATGTTAAGTATTATGAATGTGTTGATGAAGCACAATTACTAACAGAGTTCATTAAGTATTGGAGAAAGTCAAAGTTTGATATTATAACAGGTTGGAACGTAGACTCATTTGACATGACCTATCTTTGTAATCGTGTTGATAAACTGTTTGGTGAAGGGGAACATAAAAAGTTCTCTCCATGGAACATGTCAGATGTTAGAGAATATCGAAACCAATATGGTAAGATGGATGTGTCATTCACATTATATGGTATCAATATCGTTGATTACCTAGACCTTTACAGAAAACATACATTTGTTAACCAAGAGTCATATAAACTTGACCACATTGCACACGTTGAACTTGACAAGAAGAAACTTGATTATTCAGAATATGGTTCATTACATAAGTTGTATCAACAAAACTATCCACTATTCTTAGAATATAATGTTAAGGATGTTACACTCGTAGAAGACTTGGAAGACAAACTGGGTCTGTTAGAATTGACTTACTCAATGTCTTACAATGCAAAGTGTAACTATGGTGATACCTTCGGTATGGTTAAGTATTGGGAAACAATCATATATAACTTCCTCAAGAAACAGAACATACAAACACCCCCTCAGAAATTAGATAGAAGTAAACAACATCAAATTGTTGGTGCATATGTTAAAGAACCTCTTGTAGGGAAACATGATTGGGTTATGTCGTTTGACTTGAACTCACTCTATCCCCACATCATTATGCAACACAACATCTCACCCGAGAAGATGATTAAGGGTGGTGCAAGAATGGATGTAAATGTTCAGAAGATGTTAGATGGTGATGTAGACCTTTCATCACTAAAGGAATCAAATAGAACTGTTACACCTAACGGAGTAATGTTCACGAGAGATAGACAAGGATTTCTACCCGAA